GAATCGCATGAACTTGTCATAGCGCAATTCTGGCAAGGCTAAGAAGGCAGGTATCTTGCGCATGATGACGTTATACAACCTATCGGTATGGTTGCTGCGCGTGATATGTCCTTCCTTGGCATATTGGGTAAGAGACCAGATTACTTCCACAGCTTCTTCTCTGTGATCGTGGAGTGTCTGCTCGAACCAGCCCATTTTATTCTCTTCCCACTTACTGATTTGTGGAAGGTCAATTTCATCACCCAGAATTACAACTGAGTCATGCTTAAAGACTTTAAGAAAGGCAGCGATGTTACGGACTGTGTGTGCATCGTGATAAGGCACTTGCAGGTCGGGTATAACTACTGTTCGCTTAATCGTCATCCTCATCTTCGTAGGGGATATTGTCTATTCGATTAGGCAAGGCTGGAAGTATCCAATCAGGGTAAGCATCACGTTCCATAATGATGCCTAAAGCAATATCAACGCCAAAGCCAGCTCTGCGCAGGGCGCGGTACATCTCATGCAACCCGATAGCCCACGCATCTAGCGCGTTGTAAGTGTCTAGGTCTATGACCTTCTTCTTAGCCATAGGTAAAGTGTTACTTACCTAACAACTCAATTATGGTTTCGACACGCGCTTCAAGGCGATTGACCTGATCCTTGATAGATGAGCCGCCGTTAGGCTTTAGCTCTGCTAGGTAATGTTTAATCATGAACTGCGTATAAGCAGCCAAGCCGCCAAGAACTGTAACAATTCCTACAGCCCAAGCTGCTAGGTCTGCCGCGCTCATTTCTTCTTATCTACTTCGTCAATAGCAGCTTCAATAGAGTCAACTACAATGTCGGCAATAGCCTTCTTTGCTCGGTAAGACTTAATTGCCTGACGTAGTACAGGAATCGCTATAAGCCCTAGCGTTGCGTAAATGATTGCTTCCATTATTTGCCTCCTAGCATTTGGATATTAAAGAACGAGCCGTCCGAGTCACCAGCCTTAGTAAACGAAACGTGAATATGCTTAGTGTGAGGGTTAATCCCCACATAGTCTCGCCAAGCCCACTTCTTCTTATGTGAGGCAATTTTGCCGTTGAAGATAATATAGGAGATTCGTTTATCTCCTGCCTTGGCACATAGTCGTATCTGATCTGCAAGGTCAGGCATGAGGTCGGGCTTAGCCTTTCCAGATAAATCCCTGTCAATGTCAATGGCACGCACGAAACCCTCTGCATCAGGATTGTGGTCAGAAGGACGCGCTGAATGACGTGTATCGCCAATCCACCCGTCCGAGGTGCGGTCTCTGTCAGGGTAACTATCATCGAACTGCTCCCTTAACTGTTGCCCCGCTTTGCATAGTTTTGGTTTCATGCCAGTAGGAGCTTCGCCTCATCAGCAGTAATGCCTAAACGATCTAGCAGCGCAGCCTTAGCCACAGCATCAGCTTCTGCCTTAGCATCTTCTTCAGCCTTCTTCTCGGCTGCTAGTTCTGCCTGATAGGTAAGTTCTGCAACCTCGGCTTCTGTAAGCTCTATGATCGATTCAATTCCAGTAGAGCAGTCAATCTCGATACGGGTCATTTTGGTCATGTGTTTTTTACTCCATATAGGTAGGCGGTTGAGTATTGGACATAAGAGCCAGCATTTGGCGTTAAGGTAATTTGGTTGATGGCTGCGGTGTTAGACCATAGCCCAGCCGTTAAAATGGCAAGAGCGCCTGTGGCGTTGTTTTCTTGAACTCCATCTGCGCTATAACTTTTGTTAGCTGAGCCAGCGTAGTTAGGGATATAAATTGAGCCGCTGCTAAAGGTGCTTGCAGTTACGTCCGTGTTCCCATTTGGCATTGTGTAACGCGCTATTGTGGTACTAGACGCAGCAGAGCCGTTACCTATAAGTAATCTTGCGCTAAAACTGGCAGTTGAACCATTAAAGGAAATCAAGGTTTGGTCACCTAAACTTGTGGTGTTAACTCTCAGCGAAAGAAAAAGTTGTAAATCGGTGTAAGTGCTAGGAATAGAAGTAAAATCTATGTTTGCAGCCCCACCTGATCCAACTGTAGAAGAAGCGATTAACTCAAATGTATTTGGCATTATGCGCTCGCAATTCCGTATAGGGTAAGAGTTCCTGTTAGCGTGGTAGTTCCACCCGCATAAATCTTAATGCTGTTAATTGCAGCAGTTGAACGCCATAAACCTATGGATGCACAAGTAAAAGCTTCCGCAGAATTACCGCGAGTAATTATTGTCTTGTTTGTGGTCGTATTGGCATAGTTCATAATGTGAGCAATAGAGACTGATGGGCTGTTAGATGCTTGGTTAGCCGCTCCCCAATAGATTTCTGCTTGGTTAGAATCTCTGGAAGATGATGCAGTTGATCCGTCACCTGTAAGGAATGTATCTGAATAATTAGAGCCAGTATCGCCGTTAAATTGAATACGCCAGTTATTAGCACCTGACCCAGCGTTAGAGTTTTTTGCTGTAACGACAAGAACGAGGTCTGTGTAACTGCTGCTAATTGAACTGAATGTATAAGAAGTTTGCGCGGTAACTGTGGTAGTGGCTATCGGCGTGTAAGTAGAACCTGCGGGCATTTATCTATCCTTTGATTCCGTAAAGGGCAATGGTTGAACCTGTTGCTAGATTTGTGCCAGATTCCGATATAACTGTAATACTTGTTACCGCCGCTGTATTAAGCCATACACCAGAAAAAAATGTTACATATCCAGAACCATTGGCGTCATAACCGCCTAAAGTTCTGTGAACTGTGTTTTTGTTTGTATTGGTGTAATCAAGAATATCAACTACGCCACCAGCAAACACGCTTGTTTCTGTTGCAGTAGGCATATAATTGAGAGATGCTTGGGCTGCGCCCGTAGTGGCTACAGCAGAAGCCGCAGACCCGCTACCAATAAGTCGGTGATAAGCATAGTTGTTGCCTGTATCGCCATTAAATCTAATCTGCATAGCGTAAGGAGCGCCGCTGGCGCTTGTCTTGGTTAAGCAACGTAATTGTAAATGTTTATAGTCTTGGCTGATTGAAGAAAATTGAATACTTGAAGCCGCGCTGCCAAGGGTTGTGGTTGCAATAGATTCATAGGACGTGCCGCCACCTGCGGCTGCGCCTGTTCCATGAATCGCAGCTATTTGATTAAGCAATTGCGCCTACCACATACCAAGTGTCGGTTGCTGTCTTGATGCAGACGGCAGACTTGTACTGTCCGAGGGTAGGAGCTGCGGCAACTGTGCCTGCTGAAAGAACTGTGGTTGTGCCTGCTGTGACTGCGCTGATTGTGCATGTACCTGCGCCAATGTTAAGGACTGTAATGGCTGTACCGATAGGGAAGGCTACGCTGGCATTGGTAGGAATCTTAAACGCAATGGCTGTTGCCTTGTTCATAATCTCTAGGGCTTGGTACTGATCCGCAAGGACGGCTGTGTAGTCCGCTGTGTTGGCTGTGCCGACTGTAAAGGTTGGAAGGCTGTTATAGGTAGCCGCTGTTAATACGTCTCCTGTTGTGACTGGAAAGGTTGCCATGTTGCTCCTAATAACTCAATGTAGATGTGCCGATTATACCGTATGTGGTGCTTCCAATAATGAAACCGTCCACTATTGGCTCAAGCGTGGTGATTGCTACTTGCATTTTGTTCGCTGTTATATCCCAAGCAAAGCCCTGTGCCTGTAATGTCTTGTTAATGGTAGAGCCTGACTCTGTGACGTTTGTGATGTCTAGGTTGTCAAAGTAATCAAGCCCGATAAGGGTATCTGTTGGTACTGCTGGGTCTAGTAAGTCCACCAGCATCTCGTCAATACGGATGGTGGTTTCCTTGCGGGTATTGACGTAGTTCTGGGCTGCGCCTAGTACCTGCGCATCTGTCTCGGCAATAAGGTTCTCTTGGTTTAAGCCATGTGGGAAGTACTTGTCAATCGAGGACTGGCTAAATACATTCTGGACTGTGCCGCCTGTGCGGGTGAATCGGACATCGTTGATGATGAGCTTGTCATCGAAGGCATACTTGACGTTTCTATATGGGATGCCTGTGGTCTGGTTAAAGGCTGTGGCAGTATCGCCAAGGCTGGCTGTGACTTCGCTGCGAGATTTATAGACTGCTGATCCATCAGGGCTCATGTAAAACGCTCCGAGCCCTTCAGAGAACTCTGCGTTCTTAATCGCATCAAGGGTTGTGCGGACTGTGCCTGTGTCTGCAATACAAGTGGCATCGCCTGTTGCTATCTGTCGCATGGAGTTAGGGAACTGGACATCATCCAGAATCTTGTTAATTCGCGTGCCTGTGGTCTGACCTGCTGGAGTATCGGCTACTGTGGCGATATTAGACATCTGCAAGAGACGGAAGCCATCTGTACACAAGATGTCCACATAGGCTGTCTCCTGCCCTACAGGGAAGGTGTAGCGGTAGTCATTGACATAGCCAGAGAATAGGAAGTGATCTGCTGTAGCTGTGGTGGCAGAGATGCGCAACTTGCGTAGAGGCACAAGATAGCCAAAGTAAGGCGAGGCTGGGTTCTGTGGGTTGAAGTAGCCGAGAGGGTCTAGCACTCGCACAATGGCTGTGCCAGCATCGTAGGTGTCTTTCAAGATATTGCGACCACGCCTGATTGAGATGCTGTACACGTCAGGAGTGAGATCAACTGTAGGAATGATTACATCAGATGAGCCGAATGAATTAACGCCGATAACGCCGTTATCAGGTGAACCAATGACAAAGCCAGTACCAAAGGTAGCACCAGAGCTAAAGTCAAAGGTAACGGCTATCTGTGCAGGTAATGTCATCCCGCAAAGCCACCAGTTCTGCGGTTGATATAGGCAGAGTCTCCTGTAGATAGTGATTGGTTTTGCAAGCCCTTAGCGATTGCGTTGGTAATGTCTCCATCGCCTGTGACCTTGAGTTCAAGTTGCATAGTGCCGCCTGTGCTGCCACCCATGCCATAAGCCTGTGCTGCTGCCTCATAGCGCGCAGATGAGATTGCTAAGATTGCTGACTGTGTGTAGTTATTGCCAGCCTCTAAAGCATCGAGCATGACTGCGTTAAATGTATCTTGAATAGCAAGGTTGGCTGAAACTGTAGGCTGAATTGAAGTTGTGCCAATTCCACCTTGCGCGCCAATAGGGAAATTAAATGGGTTGGTGAATGGGTCAATAGTTGGCGGCTTCTTGCCACCGCCGCCACCGCCGCCACCAGAAGAATCAAATGTAGGGAACTTAAGATTATTTAGCTTCTTTTGGAACTCCAGAATCCAATCATCAAGGAAGGCAAATGGATTCTTAATCTTCATATCGCCAATGGCTAGGAAGAACTTATACAAGCCGCCAGTTGAGTCTTGAGCCATAAGAATCTGGCGTGTCAAAGATGCGGCAAGGACATCGTTCTCATTAAGGATTGCAAGCTGCGCCTGTAAGCGGATGCGATCTTCTTCTGACAACTTGCCCTTGAGTGCTGCGATAATCTGAATCTGCTCTAGGTCAAAGACTGTGCCAGCCTTCTTAAGTGCTGTCTGCTTCTTCTGCTCGGATGTGAGAGCTTTAGTAGATGCAACCTGCTTTTTAGTTAGGGCTGCAACTTCCTTGGCTCGCTTAGTGGCAGACGCCTCTGCTTCGCGCTGCTGGCGTGTGCGCAAGGCTGTACCTGCTGGTGAGGCTGAACGTCCGCGAGAGACTGTCGGGGTGCGGTCAAGCGTTCTAGCCAGCAAACCATCTGCGCCTGTAAGCCCACCAAAGGAAGTAAGGAAATCTAAACCCTTGTATAACTTGGTTAAGCCGTTAATGGCTTGGGCTGTAGCCATGGTAATGGCGTTAATACCCTTGGCAATATTGTCAATAGTCTTGGCTGCATCGCTAGCCTGTGATCCACCACCAAGGACTGCAAAGGCATCTACCAAGCCCTTTCCGATTGTCTCTTGAGCATTAGCAGATGCAACGCGTAATACGTCCATCTTGTAAGAAGTAGTTGTCAGGTAGTCCTGCGCTGCGCCAGCAGACTTAGCCAGCATGATTCCTAGAATCTCGTTAAAGCTCTTAGTCTGGAGTTCTGCGCGGGTAAGTCCTGTGTTGTATTTGATAAGTCCGCGAGTAATCCCGACATAACCTTTACCTAAGTCATTAACGACTGTGCCTAGTTCTGTACCTGTGGCTCGGCTAATTTGGATAGCATTGTTAAGCAGCTCTTGAGACTTGGTTAATGATCCTGTGATGTTAAGTAAAGACTGGAAGGCTGGTCGTAGTACATCATCAGCGATTGCTGCACTCTGCTCAAGCCCAGATATAAAGTCTGCAACCTGTACCTTAGAGAAGGAAAGCCCTAAATTATCAACTGCGCTGGATAGTCTGCGAGCTGCTGCTTCATCCTCTGCAAAGGCTTTAACTGCTGCCTTGCCATAGGCTGCCATAGCGGATGCCCCAAGGGTAACGCCAAGGGTGCGCCCTAGTTTCTTAATTGTCTTGTCTAATCCCTTGACTGACTTCTCTGCTTTGTTTAAGCCAGTCGCATCCATCGTAGTCGCGATGCGGATTGCTAGGTCTGTCATACCAGCCATTAGTCAGCTCTCCTTGCTCTAAATGCTATTTCGCCTCTGGCGTTAGACTTCTTTACAACCTTTTCGTTAGAGGCTTGGATAGCCTTCACAACTGCGGCAGTTGTCTTGCCTTGATCGTTAGCCCATGCTCTGAAGAGTAAGCGACCCTTGGTCTTGCGAGTTCTGCGACCTGCGCTGTTGGATTGCTGTGAATCAACCAATGGCGGTAGTGCGCCAATGAACTGCCGTCCAGCATTAGGGTTAGCAGACTTATTAACTGTTCTGTCTGTCTGCCACTCTGTGATGAACTTGCCGTTGCGGTACTTCTTAACACGCTGGGCTGGTGGTAATCCTTGTGGGTTCTTGCGTCCTGCTGTCTCGTAAATCGCACCAGCAGCAGACTTATTAAAGATAGTTGCAAGGCTTCTAAAGCCTCGCTTGTTTGGCTTTGTAGGCGTTGTGGAGTAGCCCAAGCCACGCTTGATGATTCCAGCATCGAAGGCTCGATACTCCCAGATTCCAACTGCATTACCCCAGCCGCTTAAAGGCGAATCGCTAGGAACGAATCCTCTAGCCTGATTAA